CTAATCGCCTAAGTCCTTTGCAATGTGCACGACTTGACCTATGACTTCAAACTGGTGCTGTTCTTCTTTCGGGATGTCTAGTTTATCGTAAATTAGATTGTCACTAATCAACCTCCAGCTCCCTAGAGCGCTTTGATAGCGCTTCACAAATAACTCTTCACCATTCCTAAATATGTATATATGTCCATCTGATGGCTTCTTCCTTGCCATGTTTACTACAAGCGTATCGTTGTTGTGGATCGTTGGTTCCATACTGTCACCTTTTGCCCACACGATCGCCAAATCCTTTTCATTAAAGCCTCTGAACTTCAGCCACTTACGCCTAAAGGCTAAATGCCTAGTTGGTTCCAGTTGTTCAGGATTTAAAGAACCGTGTCCCGCTGACACTTGAATGCGATAGCCAGGTATCAATGCGAACTCGTCTGTGAACTTGTTTATATAAACTGTCTCACTTTCTCTAACACTCATTTCATCAACTGGTTTATCAATTGAGAACTCTTTAGGGAGTTCGTATTCAATGCCAGGTCCTTTGACTCCTTTTTGCTTACGTGACTGCCAATGCTCACGTTTAGCTTTTTTGTGAACGCCTTGGATAGTGTTCGGCATTGTAGGTAAAAGAGCTATTTCTTTTGGCGTCATCCATTGGTTTATCACAAACCCTCCTGATATCAACTCGGATTATATTAACGCCATTAAGTTTATTTCAATAAATATCAAATAGTTACACACGATTTGATATAAACTTAAAATAAACCAGTTGACGCTGGTGTGTTTATATATAAACTAATAATCAAATCTGATTATTAGTTTTGTTTACCAATGGTAAATCAGAAGACGGAGAAATGAAATGATAACGAAAGACTGGCACAGAGCTGATGTGATTTCTGCACTGAAAAAAAAAGGAACATCAATGGCTGAGCTATCGCGTAATAACGGCTTAAGTAGTGGTTCATTGTATAACGCTTTAGTTCGCCCATGGCCTAAAGGGGAGAAGTTAATTGCAGACGCAATCGGAGTTTCAGCTATAGAGATCTGGCCTTCTCGATACCTACATTTTCAAGCTGCGGTGTGAGGTGAGTCATGGATTGGTTTTCAGTAAAAGATGTTCTTGGTTTGCCTGGTATACCGACGACTACTCCCGGCGTTCACCAAATGGCAAAGCGTGAGGGATGGTTATCTCGAAGAAAGGAGGGTGTAAAAGGTAAAGCAATAGAGTTCTCAGTTAAAAGTCTTCCAGCGATCACTCAGACCTCTCTCCATAGAAAGTTAGGCAAGATTAAAGTTGGCGAGCAGGTTCTTAATCTGCCAAAGCCTAATAAAGATTCTGTCGGCTATTGCCGTGAAGCTTTATGGGCGAATTGGGCTCAAACCAACAATAAAGCTAAAGAGAAAGCGCAACAAACACTGCGTGTAGTTCAAGCGACTTTTGCCTTGATTGGCAACGGTGTAAAGAAGATGGATGCCTACCAATCGGTTTGTGATGAATATGGTTGCACTCTTTCTACGTTGCGTCGCGCTTGTTCGAAGGTGAAAGACTTTGACGAATGCGATTGGGCCCCTGTCTTATTGCCTAAACATTTTGCTGCCGCTCAAGTAGAAAAAGAGAATCAATTTGCACCTGTCTCACCAGAGGCATGGCGATTCTTTATGGGCGATTATCTCCGCCTTGAGCAACCAAGTATGACGGTTTGCTACGAGCGATTATTGGATGCAGCAAAAGAACATAGTTGGACTGTACCGAGTTTAAAAAGCTTGTCACGTCGTTTGGACTATGAAGTGTCAGCGCAGCAACGTGTACTACTTCGTGAAGGTGAGCACGCCCTGCATCAAATGTACCCACCGCAACGCCGAACCGTTCAAGACTTGCATGCCATGGAGTGGATCAACGGGGATGTTATCCGCCCTAAAACGTGGTTTTGGCAAGACATATACAGCCGCAAAATTATTGGATGGCGTTGTGATTTAAGCGAGAACACCGACAGTATTCGCCTTTCATTAATGGACGTGTGTGAGAAGTACGGGATCCCAAAAGAAATGACATTGGATAACACCCGTGCGGCAGCTAACAAACCTATGACAGGCGGTGTCCCTAACCGTTATCGATTCAAGGTTAAGGAAGATGACCCTAAAGGCATTATCCCAATGCTTGGAATCAAGCTTCACTGGTCGAGCGTGATTTATGGCAAAGGCCATGGTCAAGCTAAACCGATAGAACGTGCCTTTGGTAATGGTGGTTTAGGTGAATACATCGATAGGCATCCTCTGTGTGAAGGAGCGTTCACAGGTGACAACCCAATGGCGAAACCTGACAACTATGGCAGCAACAACATTGATGTAGAAGCGTTCTTAAATGTGATTGCAAAAGGCGTGGAAATGTACAACGCCAAAGAGAATCGCAATACCGAGATCTGCCGTGGTCACATGAGTTTTGATCAAGCCTTTAATGCCAGCTACCAAGTCGCGCCAGTTCGTAAGGCAACGGCCAGCCAGCTGCATATGATGATGTTGCAAGCAGAAGCCGTTCAAGTGAGTAAGCACGGGCAGATAGCGCTTCATGCAGGCGGAATTCTAGAAGGTCGTCGCAACCTTTATTTCAATGAACGCATGTTGGATTACATCGGGCAGAAAGTTGTCGCTCGATTTGACCCACAGAGACTTCACGAATCTATCGAAATTTACACGTTGAATGGTGTGCATATTTGTGTAGCGGAATGTCGTGATGATGCAGCCTTTGGTGATACTCAAGCCGCCCGTGAAATTAAGAAAGAGAGAACGCGCCATACCAAGGCTACCAAAGAAGCGGCTAAGTCTCTTGAGCGAATGACGGCTTTAGAAGTGGCCGCAATGATGAAGCCACTTGAAGAAGAAATCATTCCAGAAAATAAAGTGGTTGAGCCTTTCCGTCCTACCTCTATTGGTAATACCGCAGTAAAAGCGATGCCCCAAGAGGAGGCAGAGGACGAGTACGACCAGAACTTCAGTGAAAGCGTTGCTTGCTTAATGGAGCAACGCAATAAAAACCGCCTTTAACGCTAATTTAAACCCGCTTTAATCGGTGGGTAAATGGAGAAAATATTATGAACATCTATCGCTTTCAAACGCCAGAACATCAAGCATCCGCACCCAAACAAGTGGAAGAGTCGCCCGTCCTAGAAGCATGTCAGTGCGGTTTGAAAATGACGCAGGCAGCAAAAGACCAGTTGAAGAGCCCATGTGGTCAAGTTCGTCTTCTGCATATCGAAGGCCAGCCAACACTCTTTGCAGTTGGCGAAGTAAAGCACGAATCTCACGATCGCTTTTTTGCATCAGGAATAGGCAATAGATATCGCTTTCAAACACCAGAGAAAAGCGAGAGCACAAGTCTGTGATCAGCGCTTGCCACTCATCATCTTCCAAATTTGCTGATGAATTCAAAGATGGGTATTCAGATTTAAGTAAGTCGTGCAGTTTTTGGTATTCATCAATGATTGATTGCCTTGAAAAGACAGCGAAACAACCTTGGTGTTGAAACGGAATGTCGGAAACATGAGTGGCATTTTGTTCAGTTATACGAAGTGACATAAAAGCTCCAGTTAAGAATTAAGGAAATAAGAATGACCAACATTATTGCATTAGATAAGAGCGAAAAAATAGCGGGTAATCACGTTGAAGTGTTGATGCAAGTTAAAGCATTAACAGAATCGAAAGCTGTTTCAGCGTCTCAGATTGCAAAAGAGATCAGCGTATCGCCTGCCACGCTCAGCCAAATCTTGAACGGTTCATACAAAGCTGACCCAGCCAAGATGATTGAAAAACTGAACCAGTGGTTACGCATGAGAGAGCAGCGTAATGCCACGCCAAGTAAAGACCCTGGTTTTGTGATGACACCAACGGCTAAGCAGCTGATCGACGACATGATGTATGCCCAAGTGACCGAATCTATCGTGGTTATTTTTGGGGCGTCTGGTGTGGGTAAATCAGAAGCGCTGCGCGAATACAAACGAAGCAACAACAACGTATGGATGATCACTTCAAGCCCAAGCCGTTCAAGCCTTACTGAGTGCCTATATGAACTGGCTATGGAACTAGGCATGGACGATACGCCACGCCGTAAAGGCCCACTGTCTCGCGTTATCCGAAACCGCCTGATTGGTAGCGAAGGTTTGGTGGTGATTGATGAAGCGGATCACCTTGACTACCCAACACTGGAAGAGCTGCGAATTCTGCAAGAAGAAACGGGCGTTGGCATGGTGCTAGTGGGTAACAACAAAGTATATACGCAGCTTACAGGTGGTCGCCGTAATGAAGATTTTGCGCGCTTGTTCTCTCGCATTGCGAAGAAGCGTGGCATCCACAAAACCAAGCAAGCAGACGTTCGTGCCATTGCTGATGCATGGAACGTAAACGGCGAGTCTGAACGCGGGTTAATGCTGCAAATCAGTGAACGCCCAGGTGGCCTTAGATTGCTAAGCAAAACACTCAAACTGGCGGCGATGTTTGCCAAAGGCCAAACCATTAGTGAGCAAGTGCTGCGCAAAGCGTTTGCTGAATTAGAAACCAACGATTGAGGTGAAATATGACGTTTAAAGCAATGGTTCGTTGTGATGCAGCTGGCTGCAATAAAGAAGCCGAACTCGAATGTTTTGACCCAGCGAATGCAGAAGACGCCGTTTTTGAGTTAGACGAATGGTTCGTGAATTCGATGGCCTGTGACCATTACTGCCCTGCTCATGCAAAAGCAGCAAAGAAAGAATGGGAAGAAGAAAACCCAAGACGAACTGGCATTTACCCATCCATGGTTGGCTAAGGAGAAAGCAATGATGAACTCGCATGAAAAACAACAGGCTGTATTAACCGCCCGTGGTCGATTGACCTTAGCTGACTGCTTCATTTTACGCATCAACTACGAGCCAGCGATTCCCGTTATCGAAGTCACCAACCCTTCAAGAAAGTTAATGGATAAAGCGGTTGCGGTGATGGAAATGCGCCACGGCACTTTGAACAAAATGTATGTGGCTCGATTCAGCAAATGCCTAGTGCGTTGGTGGTCTGGTGAGTGCCAGCAATATGTAGGTAACACCGTTATCAACTCGCAAGAAAACAAATGTACAAACCCAACTTACAACTGAGAGAAAAGCAATGAACACCATTAGCAAAGAAAAATACATAGAGCTTTTAGAAGAGCAACGTCAGCACTTAGAAAAGAAAGTAGAAGCCGTTAAAGATGATTTGTTCACTCTTGAAACTGCCATTGAAGATCTAGATGCACGTGACTTCAACGAAGTTGAAGTTACCGAAAAAGACGGCACTTTTACATTCAATATCGTGGAGAAAAACAATGACTAATCAAACTCAACAGCCTGAAGGTTGGAAGCTAGACCGTAAAGGTCGCCTAGTTCAAGAAAGCAACATTGATGACTATGACATCGAGATGGACGCTTTTGTTATGAAGCACATGGCTACCGCGTTGGAAATTCAAGCGGTGATTCGTGAATTTAAAAAAGAAGTTTATGAGGATTGCTTGGCGTTCCAAGAGCTTATTGCTGAAAAGTACGACACCAAAATTGGCGGTAAGAAAGGCGGCGCTTCCTTCACCTCGTTTGATGGCAAAAAACAGATCCGTATTTGTGTTCAAGACCGATTTGTATTTGGCCCAGAACTCAAGGTGGCAGAGAAGCTAATGAAAGAGTGCGCTAATGATTGGTCTGAAAATGCCAATCGCGAACTCCAACTTATTATTCACGGCCTATTTGAAACAGATAAAGAAGGTTCAATCAGCGTAAAGAAAGTGATGGACTTTCGCAGTCAGTATAAAAGCGTCTCAGAAGATGCTCGCTGGGTTCAGGCCATGGCTGCTATTGATGATGCACAGAAAGTCGTTAGCTCGAAAACTTACTTGAATTTCAAAGAGCGCAACGGTGAAGACAAATACATAAACATTCCTCTTGATATCGCCAAGCTATAGCGAGGTGTGAATGTTACTGATAAGCACCCGATATGGAGAGATAAACGTCAGTCGCCATGCTATCGAAAGATGGCGACAACGTACGGGTCGCAGCCTTCCACAACTTGTAGAGGCGGTGGCGAAAGCTAACCGCCCAAGCAAGAACAGACTGCGAAGAATAATGAAATGCGAATCAGGTTGGCAGCCAAAGCGAATTTTAGAAAGTGACTGCGCCTACTTCCTAATTCGAAACAACAACATTGTTACGGTGTACGACAAGCGAAAAGAGGGTTACTCCAATGCCTGAATCTAGCTACTACATGAAGCTTGCTGAAAAGGCTTCTGAATCTGAACAACTTAGTCAGTTTGGCGTTGCTGCTGAACAGTGGTTTCAAGCGTCTGAGGTGGCGTTATCAAAAGATAATCGCTATTGGGCCATCTATAGAAACCAGTACTGCCAACACCAATTGGCTTCACTACTGAAAGAGGAATGTAAATATGACAATTCCAAACCCACCGCAACGTTCTTTTACTACCGCTCACACTCGCAGAGTGATTGAACAAGAAATTGAAATGGCTGAAGCCTTAATTGAAAACGACGGCACTGCATTTCCAGATAGCACTTTTGAAGAAGGCTATATCGCAGCACTGAAGTTCATTTTAAACCAGTCAAGTTCGAACGTTCGTGAAGAGTACGAAGACATGATGGATGAACTCAATGGAAAAGACGAAAGCGAAGCGGCCTAACCAGTTAATCAAATACATCATGAAGTTTCGCCGCTGCTCTCAAGTCGAAGCAGAGCAATGGGCAGATAACCACTGCGGTGATTGGCGCAATACGCCACTGCCCAAAGCGAAGCGAGTGAAGTCCATATCAAGCAATGAAAAGGAATATGAAGAATGAAAAAGAAAGAGCTAACAGCATTGTTGAGCTGGTTTGCTAGGGGTAGAACAGGTGCCAGTAGCGAGTGCATGGCCTTTACTGCGGCTGGTATTGGTATCAATCGTATTAATTACCCTCATGATCCATCTGACTTTAATCGATGCATATTGCTTATTGATTGGGTTCCAGAGGTTAAAGACCATTTTGAATCAATAGCAGCACTATGCCCTGAGTGGAGAGCATTGGTTGCTCGTTGGGAAGACATCAACAAAACGTTCATCAAAGAAGCGGGGTTCAATTGGAGTAAATCAGACTCAGCCCCTCAGACCTATGCGTTGATAAGAGAAGTTCTTAAAGGGGCTAAGTCATGAGCAAACCAATTACAAAAGAAATGTGGGCTGAGATTGAAACGGAAATGGCAGGTGGTTGGGTTGCTATCGCTTTTAATTACAAAGGTCATGAGGTGTCGGTAAATCGTGTCCGTGTATCTGAATCAAAAACATGCCTGGAAGTATACGTTGATGGCGTTATCAAAGGTGAGTGGATGAATTGCTGGGACGAAGAAAAATTAAAAAATCGCCCCGTCATCATTGAAGATATTTGGTGCTTAAAAACCAAAGCTAAATATTCCGCAAAGCATAAAAAGGATCTAGAGAAAATTTTTGGCAAGCGTCGAGTTAAAAAAGAGTACCCAAACCTACATGAAATATTTGCCTTTCATGTCCCTCATTTCTCAAAAGCTTCTGTGCTGTGTCGCCAGTTCAAAAAGCTTGAAGGGTTAGAGCTGACTAAAGCAACCTGCTTGAAGGAGGTTGAGCGTGAAGATTAGAGAACCGTCACCACAGGAAGAATTGGCCTTTGCAAGTAGTGCGCTTGAAACTCTAGCTGAAGCAACGTTAGAGCACGGATACTTCCTGAGACCAGAAGTGATCAAAATCATGCTCTCTATCACTGAGGGTAAAGACCGAATATTACCATCGAAACTTTATCAGGATGCAGAGCAATAAGCGAAACAAGCAAGGTTCGCCTTGCTTGTCTGCCTAGCGTGGTTGCTAGGCACTGATGAGCAGCCAGTACAACACAAAGCTATAGGAGGTTTTTATTATGTTTGGTGAATACACACCACTAATGAAAGCAGGTTTATTACAACGCCGCTTAGCGAAAGGTAAAGCCATACTCGATGCTGAACTAGGCTTGCAGAAATGGTGCCCACACTGCCAAGAATATTGGCCGCAAGACACCTTGTTCTGGTCGCCATGCAGAAGAAACCCCGATGGGTTGCAGAGTTGGTGCAAAGCTTGTCGATTGGATCTCAAGAGCGCCAAACGCAAAGCGGCTTAGGGGGGAGCAATGTCTAACTTACTCAAACTTGTCCAAATCGCTAAGCGTGATCTTGCCATGGAAGATGATTCTTATCGTGACGTTCTTGAGCAATGCACGGGTAAGCGAAGTGCAAAAGGCTTGGACGACATTCAACTAACCAAAGTGTTAGGCAGAATGAAAGCGCTAGGCTTTAAACCAAAACGCAAGCCACAAGCAAGAGCGCCAGAAGTAGCAAAGATTCGTGCGATTTGGCATACCATGCACAAACAAGGCTTTATCCGCAATGCGAACGACGTTGCGATTGATGCTTATGTGAAGCGCATGACTACTGCATCAAATGGACGTGGCATTGAAAAGGCGATTTGGCTTAAGTCAACTCAAGCGGCTGAAGTGTTAGAAGCCTTGAAGAAATGGCATTATCGATTGATGTCCGAAGTGCTCACTAAAAGTGGTGATCGTATTCCATTAAATGAACAGTGCACGGCAGAAGCAGGTTATGATAAATTGGCTGCATATTATAAGGAGGGTTATTAATGAAAGTATGGGATTCAATAGGGCTTGTGGTGTATGTGCTAGGAAGCTTAGTTAGCATGGCGTTTGGTGGGGCTTTTTTCTTTCTAATTTGGGGTGTGTTCAACGGGTTTGATTGGGACTTGCAATTATTTCTGTCGAAAGCTGGGCTTACTATTGCAATTATTCTAGCTATTGGCTGTGCGGTGCATTTTTTTGTAATTAAGCCTTTAGATAGTCGACGGGGAAATTAAACAGCGTCCCCAAACTATATTCGATGTTATATATTAGAAATACCTCCAACATGGAGGTATTTTGCATTTATGGGGGCGAATATGCACAGTGAAGAAAATTTCGAAATGTTTGGGTATGATGATGTTAGCGTTGATGATTTGGAGGCTCTATTGCCAACAGATGAAAGTCGCCACCGTTGGCCAGACATGATGCTTACTATTTATGAGAGTTTACGTTCCGAATTAAATAAATTAGGCTTAGATGACGGCTATGCTTTAGTGTTGCTTTCTCGTCTTTGCGCTGATACTGGCGGGCTTCAGTATTACTTTCCTAAAGGGGAGCTTTTAGAACACCAGCTAAAGCGAATGCGCATATGGAAAGAGTTCAACGGAAACAACGTTCCGGAGCTAGCAAAAAAACACGGAATATCGACTCAAAATGTTTATATGGCCATTAGGCAAATGAGAGCGCAAGAAATCAAAAGACATCAACAAGAACTGTTCTAACCCACCTCTAGAGACAAATGTCGTTATTTTTAGATTCATCTAAATAGAAAGCACAATCAGTTAAACGTAACCCCATTACTAAACTGGTTGTGCTATGAAAACCCTAACTCTCCATCGCAATTATTTCCCTCATGGTGTTTTTTCTTATCTGTGCGATGAGAATGGAAACGCTATTTTCAAGACCGTTGAACGACCTTGGAAAAATAACCAAGCTGGCATTTCATGTATTCCAGAAGGCACCTACGACCTGCTACCACATGACAGCCCGAAGTTTGGCAAATGCTACGCACTAGAAGCACCTACCCTTGGTGTGACTCGATTCGGCCCTTCTCAACGAACTCATATTCTTATCCACAAAGCAAACCGAGCAGCACAGCTTGAAGGTTGTATTGCACCAGGCGTGGACTTTGGTGTGGTGAATAATGAATGGGCTGTTATCAATTCAGGCACGGCCTTCGATTATTTTATGGCTCACCTTGGTGGTGAAAAAGCCAAGCTTGTTATTCGCCGAGCGTAACCATGGGCCGCAATTGGGACTTTGCCAAACAACGAGGGCGCAAACAGCGCCTTGATGCCGAGTTAAACGCTTTTCAAACAGGTGTTGAAGTCCCATTAAACCCGCCTTTATTTAGCCACGATGCCACCATGCAAAGTTACTTTTCGAAAGCGTGGAGCCGTGTCTCTCAGAATGAAATTGATCGCCACCTTGGTATTGCGAAAACGCCACAAGGGAATGACCTAGTTTCAAAAATCAGGAGCTTAAGAGAATGTCACTTTCAGTCATCGCGGGGGTAGCTTCGCTTGCCATGGAGTATGGCCCTGCTGCTATTCGCGGCATATCAAGTTTGTTTGGTGGTAGTGAAACGGCAGACAAAGTAGCCGAAGCGGTAGAGCAAGCCGATTCAATGTTTGGTGCTAACAAGGCTCAGAAAGAGTTGGCCGTTACTCGTGCCCTGCAAAACTTACCACCTGAATCTTTGGTTGAACTTAAGAAGATTAAGGTCGAGTTAGAAAAAGAAAAGACTCGCCGCCAAGAACTCACGCTTGGCGATAAGCAAGCCGAACATCACGAAACCCAAGTTACGATTCGTGAAGGTGATAAGGCTAAAGACGAATACGTTCGCCAAACGCGACCAAAGCAAGCTCGTCAAAGCTTTTGGGCAGGTACGCTTTATATCTTCTTAATGACGGCCGCTAAGGTATTTGGCTTTTCCGAATCAGGGCCTGATATCGCTATCGCTTTAACACTTTATGCTTTGGCATTTTCTTACCATGGATTGCGTTCGCTTGATGGTTTTGCCCCTTACTCTAAGTCGAGTGGCGATAAGATAACGAGTGCTATCGGAAGTGTGATCAAGGGGAGAAAATGACCGACCAGTTCGATAAAGCTCAAGAGCTTGAGCAAACCTTCAGAGAAAAAGCCATTGCTCATCAACGTACACGCTGCATAGAACAGCCCGACGAAGATGAACACGGTAATCGCTATTGCTTAAGTTGTGGTGGCACCATCCCAACCCAGCGATTAGAAGCGATGCCAAATGCGGTGCGCTGCGTCAGTTGTCAATCACATAAGGAGCCACATTAATGGAGTTGTGGATCAAAACTTATTGGCCTATTGCATGGGCTGCGTTGAGCACGTTGGGGATGTTAGTCCTTGCCTTGCTTTCTAAAACGTACGCCAAGCGAGAAGACCTAGAAAAGGTAGGACGTAAAGTGGACGAACTACAAACGCAGATTGACAATCTACCCACTCAGCAACAAGTCACGCAGCTATTGCTTGAAATGGCAAATACACGCGGTGAGATGAAAGAGCTACGGGCACAAATACAACCTGTAGAACACCTCGCTCAACTGCTATTAGAACAACGTTTAAAAGATGATAAATAGGAATTGTTATGGGCTTTAAAGAGTTATTAAAAGAAGACCAGCGTCTTGTGATCTTGCGTTCACTTCATGACATGACAGGGTATGAAGCGAATGAATCTATCCTTGATTCTTGCCTTGATACATACGGCCACAAAATTAGCCGTGATGCGGTTCGTACGCACTTATCTTGGCTTGAAGAGCAAGGGCTAATTAGCATTCGTACTGTATTAGATTGCCAAGTCGCAAAACTCACAGGCCGTGGTGAAGATGTGGCAACAGGCCAAGCCATTGTGCCAGGCGTAAAACGCCCACGCGCTTAGTGAGGTAACACCATGACCAAGAAGAAACGTATTCGCTCAAAGATAGAGTTGCTGCCTCAAGAGATTCGAGAGGCACTTAACCTTTGGCTTCGTAATGGCGATATGACTCAGCAAGATGTGCTGGGTGCTATCCATGAAATGATTGATGAGGCTGGCTTACCTAAAGAGGCTAAGCCAAGTTATACGTCACTCAACCGTTATGCTCGTCGTATGGAAGACATGGGGGCCCGTCTTCGCCAGTCACGCGAAGTGGCGGAAGTGTGGACAACCAAACTGGGTGAAGCGCCCACCTCTGATGTGGGCAAGCTTCTGCAAGAGTTTGTGCGTACCATGGCTTTTGAAACGTCTATGACCATGATGGAAAGCGCCGCTGAAGACGGTGAAGTGATTCCACCCAAAGCACTCGCTCAACTTGCTTTAGTTATTCAACGTATCGAGCAAGCTTCAATGGTGAGCCATAAGGTTGAGAAAGAAATACGCAAAGCTTTTGCTGAAGAGATGGTCGAGAAGACTGAGCAGGTAGCGAAGAAAGCTGGCTTAACGTCAGACACAGTGAAGATGCTGAAAGCAGAGCTACTAGGGATTGCCTAATGACAGAATCACCAAACGTCAATTCGATTACTGAAAACATCCTTGTCAAGTTCGACAAGGATGAGCTTTTACTTGGATATCAGAAGCGTTGGATAGCGGATGACTCTGTGCTTAAGATTGCGGAGAAGTCACGTCGTACTGGTTTGACGTTTGCTGAAGCGGCTGACTCTGCGCTTAGTGCTGGCACAGCCAAAGGTGAAGGCGGCAATAACGTGTTCTATGTTGGCTCGAACAAAGAGATGGCGCGAGAGTTCATTGATGCTGTTGCGCTGTGGGCCAAGATATTCGATAAAGCGGCTGGCGAAGTTCAAGAAGATATTCTTAACGATGAAGACAAAGATATTCTGACCTTTGTCATCTACTTTGAATCGGGGTTTAAGGTTCAAGCGCTGTCGAGTAACCCTTCTAACCTGCGTGGTATGCAGGGTACGGTTATCATCGATGAGGCTGCATTCCATGAACGCTTAGCCGAAGTGCTAAAAGCCGCACTCGCTTTGACTATGTGGGGTTCTAAAGTTCGCCTTATCTCTACCCACAATGGCATAGACAACCTATTCAATCAACTTATCCAAGATAGCCGTGCGGGGAAAAAGCGTTACTCGATCCACTCCATTACACTGGATGATGCATGTTTGGAGGGGCTGTATCAGCGTATTTGCCAAGTGACTAAGCAAGAGTGGTCACAAGAAAAAGAAGATGAATGGAAAGCTAACCTTCTCAAAGATACAGCGACAGAAGAAGATGCGCTTGAAGAGTATTACTGTGTTCCGAAGAATGGCGGTGGTGCTTACATTAGCCGTGGCTTGCGTGAACGTGCTGCGCGGTTAGATGGTCCGGTATTAAGCTTCACAGGCTCTAAAGCGTTTAACGAAGCGAAAGAGCACATACGCGAAGCTGAGATGAAAGAGTGGTTAGACGAACACGTTCAGCCAGAGCTCGATAAACTCGATCCTAAACTGCGCCATTGCTTGGGTGAGGATTTTGCACGCTCTGGTGACTTGACCGTTTATGCACCCATGGCTGTTCAAAATGATGTGAAGCGCACCGTGCCTTTCTTATTAGAACTTGGCAATGTGCCATTCAAGCAGCAAGAGCAAGCGCTTTACTTTATCTGTGATCAACTCCCAAGGCGTGATGGTATTTATCTTGATGCGCGTGGTAACGGCCAGTACCTA